GTTCAGTAATAAAGGAAGTATTGGCGCTTCTCCGTGATCCTGATATTCAAGCCTACGGATCGCAAAAGAGCAGAGTAAATAACTGAATCGAGGGGTCGGGCTCATGCATCCATTCTCTATAACCATTTTTGCAACAACCGGAGACCCCGAAGGGATTCGACATCTCGACAAGTCGAATTGGTCAGGTTATGGCGTTGTCTTTAGCAAGGAGCTTTTTCACCTGTTGAAGCAAGAGCCGGGCTTCTCGCAAGCCGGTGTCTACATCCTCGTCGGCAACGCCGCCGAAGAGACGATCTACATCGGCGAGGCAGATCCCGTCGGTGACCGTCTGAAGAACCACGTTTCGAACAAGGAAGGTTGGGTGTGGGGCGTCTACTTCTTCGACCGGAACCACAAGATCGGAAAAACTGAAGTCCAATACCTTGAGTCGGCGCTGGTTGCGCTTGCCAAGAAGCATGACAGGGCCATCCTTCTAAACAAGAATAACCCGACGGCTCCGACGATGTCGCCAGCTGCCAAGGCCACGGCCCAAGCTTTCCTGGCTGATATGTTACTGATCCTGCCGATGCTCGGCATTAACGCCTTCACGCCGCCTAAGCAGGAAGACCCGAGTGATCAGGTGCAGCCTGTAGGGTCCGAGAATGACAAGTTCGACACCATTGTCGTTCCCGCACGCGAGGAAGGATTCAAGCAGCGCTTCCTGAACGAGAACTGCTGGTTTGCCGTTCGGATCAATGCGAAGCACATCTCGAAGCTGAAGTTCATCGCTGCTTATCAGGTTGCTCCCATCGCAGCGATTACCCACATTGCCGAGGTCGAAGCGATCCTGCCTTACAACGACACCGGGAAGTACATGATCAAGTTCAAAGTGCCAGCGACCGCGATTGTCCCTATCCCGCGCCCGGAGAACAGCGAGGTCAGTATGCAGTCGTCCCGCTACGCGCTGCGGGAAAAGCTGCTGGCGGCCAAGAATCTTGACGAGGTGTGGACGTAAGGTTCGAGGTGCGTCGGGAACGCAGGAATTGGCAGGGCCAAGTCACTGTTTCGCGGCTACGCTCGTTTTCGTGACCCACGCCTGCAACGCCCTCAGTTGCTCGGCGTTTTCGTGGCAGGTCTGATAGTTGGCGGCGACGGTTCCGGCGACGGTAGAGAGCGCAATGCCTGCGGCGGCCGCATCAGCATCTCGGGCGGGCTCGGGCAGCTCACCGGCGGCGGCAGCGTGTTCGCAAACAAAGCCACAGTTGATTGCCTACCGTTTTCCTCACCTCCCTCACGACCGCACCCGATCAAACACACGCCCGAGGAACCAAAAGTTCAACACCCCGGCCCACAGCGCCTGGTCGGCCTCCGTCCAGACCTGCTGGACGGCCTCTGGCCAAGCGGCGCCTGCTTGCAAGGCCGCTGCGAACGTGGCGATTTTGGCGGCGCAGTACAGGGCCATGAACCAGTAGGTGATCACTGGCCGCACGCTGCTCGACAGGGCATCGGCCCAGCCCACACCGGTTTTTTCGCCTTGGGTGCGCACGGCTTCGCGCAAGGTCTCGATGCTGGCCGCGCTCAAGGCTGCGTCGGCTTGGGCCTCGACCTCGGTCAGGCCTTGCGTGCCGCGCAGTTTCTCGAGTTCCAGCGCCTTGTCTTGCAGCGCCAGTTCGTGGCTGCGCTCGTCCTTGCGCTCTGACCACTTGATGACCTCGGGTGCCAGGCGAAATGCCCCACCCATGAGGCCGCCGAGCAAGGTTTCGATCATTGCGGGCCTCCCCACAGCTTGAGTTTGATGGCGGCACCGGCCAGCAGCGCCATCAGCACGCCGGTGGTCACCACATGGATGGTGGTTTGCCAGGCGGTTTTGCGGGCGTCACGCCAAGCCTCCAGCAGATTGCGCAGTTCGTGGATGTCACGCGCGGCGTGGCCGTTTTCCAGACCCAGATGGGCTAGGCAGCGCTCGGCTCCACGTTCGGCGGCGCGGTCGAGCAGATCGTCAAAATCCTCTTTGCGCAGCAGCAGCATGTTCTCGACGAGGGCGGGTGGTTGTGGCGGTTGTGGCGGGTGTTCGTCCATGGCATTGCTCCAAAATAAGAAACCCGCCCGATGCGTCAGCACGGGGCGGGTTCCAAGGGGTGAAATCGTTGGATGGCGTGCGGCGGCGCTAGACCACCCGCCGCACCGTGCGCACCTGCGCCTGCCAGCTGCTGAACCCGGCACGCTGCGCGCTCACTTCGATGCGCACCACATCACCCAGCGCCCCGGCGTCAGCTGTGGCCTGCGCTTGCGTCCAAACGAAGCTGGTGCCGGTGATGTCGGCTGCTGTGCGCACCAGCGCACCGTCGCGGTTGAAGATGCGCACGGTGTAGCTGGTGCCGGGCTCCGGCCCGATGTTGCCCTCTTGCTGCTGCACCAAGTAGGCGGTTTGCAGGGTGCGGTCGCGGTGCGCCCAAGTGATCGTCAGATCGCCAGCGGGCAGCGGTGTGGCCGGGTCGGTCTGGTTGTTGAAGCGGATTCGGCCAGGCGCGTAGGGCAGCGCTTGGCGACCAACCAGCACCAGCGGGTTGCCGTTGGCGGCCAAGCGCTGCGCGCCTTGGGCCTGCCAAGAGCGCGGTATCGCGGCCACGGCGACAGACTCACCCGGCGCACGCTCGGTGTTGTCAACCGCCTGCCAGCGGCCCACCCCGATCAAGCGCGTTCCTGCCGCATGTGTTTGTGGCGTGGTGTCCAGCACGCCGCGCGCAAAGGTGACCACAGAATCTATGGCGTCAAAGGACAGCACGGCCACGGCCTCGCGCAGCGCGCCGCTGGCGTCCACCAAGTAGGCATAGTCGCCCGCCGCCAGCCGGGAAGGCAGCAGCACGTCGCTCACCGGCACATCGATCACATCGGCTTCGGTGCCAGGCAGGGCCGCGCTCAGCGTCAGCATGGGGGCGTATTCGCCACCGGCCACCACGGCCAGATTGCTACCCGGAGCGCCCACGGCCAGCGACCAATTGCGCTGTTGCGCATTGCCCGGAGCGGCCAGCGCGGCCACAGCGCTGTCGGTGTCGGTCAGCGTCGCCAGGTCAGCTCGCGACAAACCACGCGCCATTTCCCAATACGGCACCTCCAGCGCCAGCACCAGCGCGGGCGCAACAGGGGGCGAGGTGGGTTCCTGCGGCACTGGCGGCGCAGCGGTCAGCACGTGCTCGCCAAAGCCAAACACGTCCTCCACGGCCTCGATGCGCCACTCGCTGCTGCCCAAGGTGCCCGCGTCGATGCCGACCACGCGCGCCACCATCTGCTCGATTCCCAAGCGCGGCCAAGACAGCTTGAACACATCCCCCGGCAGCGGTGCGCGGCTCAGGCTGCCGCGCGCCAGCGTGATGCTCAGCCGAGCCAGCGGGGTGCCATACACGCGCAGATCGCGCAGCGCCAGCCGTGATGCCAGCGGGGCGTGGTTCACGCCGGGGTAGTTGCGGCGCTGGTTGATGACACCGCCTTGCAGATGCACCGATGCCAGGTTCGCCACGCTCAGCGCCGCCTCGCCGCCGGTTTGCCAGTTGGTATAGACCACCGTGACCTCGTTGGGCAGTTCGCCCCACTGGCCGCGCTCGAAGCGCTCTAGGTTCACGATTTGATTCGGGCCGAGCACGGGTAGGCTGGCCACCACGTAGTCGTCACGCAGCAGATTGAGCTCGAAGGTGCCGCGCTCGGGGTCGATGTAGAGCACGCCGCCGATGTGGTCCAACACCTCGCTGATGAAAGCCTCGATGGGCTGCTGGCGCGTCCAGAGCATATTGAGGCCGAATTGCTCATCGCTTAGCACCTTGGCTGCGTTCTGAAAGCTGTGGCCTAGGCCGCTTTGCGGGTAGCCCATGCCCCACTGTGGGTCGGTCAGGCACTGCACAATGATGTGTGCCGGGTTCATGCCGACCACGAAGTCGCCACTACGCACTTCGACGAGGCCAAAGTTCCACGTCGGCCCGTTCCAGCCCGACAAAAAGCGGCGAACGCGCACCGCCCACGGCTTGATGTAGGGGTTGTTGGCGGCGTAATAGACCTGGCGCAGCACCATCGAAAGCACCCCGCGAAAGGCGGGAATATTGGGACCAATCTGAGCCACCAGATAATCGTTGGGCCCCTGCCCAGCGCCTCCATGCAGCACATCGCAACAGCCCCTTACACCCCCTTCGCGTGATTGGCCGCCGAACAATCCAGGGTTGTCAATAAACACCTGTCCAAGGCCGTGCGCAAGGTGCAGCGGGGCGCGGCTGTCATTGCCCCAGGCGGTGCGCTCCCCGACAATAATCTCTTGTACCGCATCAACGGGCCCTTGACACAGCACCAGATGCATCCCCATGAAGTAGTGGTAGCCGACGATTTGAGGGCCGCCGCCGCCTTTGCTGCTGCCGCCCATTAGCTTTGCCCCTGCTTGCTGCTGCGGCGCTTGGCCTGCTCTACCGCCCGCAGCGCCATTGCGTCACCCGTGGCCAGCAATGCCTCGGCGCTAATGCCATGCTGCAGAAATGCGCGCCAGTCTAGGCCGTGGCGCTCGGCCCACAGCCGCCCCCCGCGTGTGCAAAGACCAGCTGCACGGGCGTCGTCGATGGTGACGGTCACGGGTTTTGTCTCGCTCATTTTTTACCCCTACCTTCGCTGTAAATGGGGTCGGCTCGAAGGTCGCCGTACCACACCAAGTTCGGGCCGCGAATCAGCACCGCGCCAAACACCACCGGGATGGGTCGCCCTTCCTCGGCGGTGGGTGCGTCCACATCGGACAGGGCTGCAGGCTTGGGCGCAGGCGGCCTTGGTGCCAGCGCCGCCGAAATGAATGAGCCGACAACGAAGATGAGCAGGTTCCACCACATCAGAAAACTCCAGTCGAAAACGGGTTCTTGTTGGGCAGGAAGGGAAACCCGCCGTAGTTGTCCAGGTTGTTGAAGCGGTTTGCACAAGTCGTGGTGCTGTGGTCGCATCCGGCCACCAGTTGCACCACAGCACCTGCTGGCAGCAGCAGCGGTGCCAAGAGTTCGACCCCCGCAGCGTCTGCCCCGACGATCATGTGCCGCGCCCCGTTCGCCAGTAGCAACAACCCCCCCGGCAGGGCGGCGAGCAGAGTTGGCGGCGTGCCGCCTGCCACCTCCACCCGACGACCAGCCACGCTTTGCACCGTGGCGCTTTGCGGTATCGGCTGCGCGCCACAGGCATCGGAATACAGCACGTGGGTGCATTGGCGGCTGTAGAGGCGGCGCAAGCCGACGCGCTTGAGGCTCACTTGGGCGCTCTCGCAGGCCACTTGGGCGGCGTCGTCAGCAATCTCGACCCCCAGCACCCGGCCCAGCCAGCGCGTGCCGGTGATCTGCCAACTGCCCTGCACCTGCCGCGCCAGCCGCAGCGTGATCGCCGTCACCTCGCCGCCCAAGGCGCTGGCCAGCAAGTGGCTTACCAGTGCGTGATCGGGCGGCAGCCGCAATTGCAGGGCGGTTTTGGTGGCCTCGGCACCGAGCGAGAGCGCGCTGCGGCCGATGGGGGTGCTGAGGTAGCGCTGGCCGCCCAGATCAACAGCAAACTCGTGCGGCGTGAGGTGAAAGGCGGCGCTGGCCGAATGGAAGGCGTAGAGTTCGATTTCGGGGAGGGTGCTCATGGTGCTACGGGCAAGAGGGGGCCGCAAAAACGTGTAGAACTCCGTCGCCAAAGTGTTGCACCGTCTCCTTGGGTGCGGTGACTAGAACAGCGTCCCCGCTGATTGCGACCCTGTACCCGAAAAAGATTTCGGTGCTTGTGGTCGGATTGCGCACTGTGTTTTGTAGCGTCCCGGATAGGGCGTTGTACACATAGGCAATACCAATGTTTTCCTCACTTCCAGAGCCTATGACAAGCCTGTTGCCGCTGAGGGCGAGGGTCTGCCCGAACCCGCCGTAGATTGAGGGAACCGGGTTGCGGAGGGTGTGCAATAGGGAGCCCGTCCGCACGTCGAACACGTGTACTACGCCCCCTATTAGCGGGGGGCTCCTAGTGTCGGGTGTCCCGACCGCCAACACATGCCTGCTTAAAGCCACTGTGCGGCCAAACTGCCCTTGGTATTCCGGGCTCGGGTTGTGGATAGTGCGAACTAGATCACCGGACGTGGTGTAGATATGCACCGCCCCGACGCCGAAGCCCCCCGGTGCAGGTGGGGGCCGGGCTGCGATGTTTCCAACAGCAATCAGGCCGTCGCTGATATCAAGCGAAATCCCAAAGCCACCATTTTGCACAGGCGCAACTGGGCTTGTCAGTGTTCTAAGGAGGGCGCCGCTGTGGGCATCAAAGATGTATACGATCTGGGTTAAAAGGGATAGCCCCCACCCCAACGGGTTTGCGCCAGCAACAAGGATATTCCCGCTAATAGCGAGACTGTGCCCTAGCAACCCGCGCGCTGGGGCTGCCGGTGGGGCGGGGTGAACAATCGTCCGAATTCGGCTGCCTGAACTGAGGGCGTATAAGTGGATTGCGCCGCTGTCGATGCGTTGTGGGGCGTGCGCCTCAGGGTGGGAAACAGCCAATAGGCTGCCGCTGATGGCGACTTGTGCTCCAAAAAAGGTATCGGCTACCGGCGTCGGGTTTCTCAACGTGTATAGCAACTCCCCTCTTTTCCAGTTGAAAACTTGGACAACCCCTGCCTGGGACAACCCGTTAACATAAGCTGATGCGGCGCCAACGGCTACGATATCGCCTCTGGCCGCTATTTTGCCCCCTTCACCAAAGGCATCGTGATCCTGTCCTATGTTGGGGTTTTCTATCGTTCGCGCAAGAGGCAGCGAAGGCGGCAATACGACCACTGGCGGCGGCTGGTCGGCAGGCGGATTGAGAAAGTTCAAGAAAACAAACGCCGCGCCGGACACCCCCTCTACGGCACTGACCCCTGGTGCGCCCACCACACCCCGGTCGCCCTCGATGGCCACGCTCCGCCCGAACGAATCTCCTGAAAGCGGTGCAGGGTTTAGCCAGGTGCGCAGCAACGCGCCAGTTGCCGCATCAAAAATATAGACGGTTCCCCCATTGTCATACAAGGCCGAGACGGCAACTAATGTGCCGCTAACCGAAACGCTGTGGCCAAACTGATCCCATGCTGCTGGGGCTGGATTTATCA